CCGCTCGAATAATGACCGGTCATCATCTCTTTAGTCATGCCATCATTTGTTGTAGCAAAAAACAACACTTCATGGTTCTCAGGTGGCAATCTATATTTAGCGCTAATCCACTCACTCATCTAATTCCCTCGAATTATTGGGTTTTAAAATACTAATCAACTACTAATTCAAACTAAATTGGTACTTTAGTTAAAGTACACTATACTTAATCCACCTAGTTAGAGCACTTGTACGTTCTCCGTATGGTGTGGCCAGAGTGCTTTAACGCTATTCTATTCTGGCAGGGCTACCATGACTCGAACATGGGATAACAGAATCAAAATCTGCTGTGATACCACTTCACCATAGCCCAATTGGGTGATGCCTTTCGGGCATCAATCGCCGCCTTTAGACTCAAGTAATTTATAAACATGCAAGCGGGTGCTCGTTTAGCACAAGAGCAACTTAACCTCTTGGCACATTCTTGAAATTACTTCTAACATCTCAGCAGCCTTCATAATATGAGCCGCAGGAATAGAAACTACTTCCTCTTCCTTGTCAACAGGGCGAATAACCCATTTTGAGCAACCTTTGACTCGCTCTATAACCAATTCAAGACCATTCTGCTCAAGCAATTCTCTTAAGTCAGGAGTCATGGTAGCACTCTTATTGCTCACAGCAGTAAGTTCCGCAAGCTCATTCGACAACAAACCTTCTGGATGGTCGAGCAAAGCCTGTATCATTTTTCTTTGATTCGTGCTGATAGCAGCAAATAACTGTTCTAAATTCATTTAACATCCTTATTTAATTAATCCAAGCAACTCGTTTGCTCTAAAGATGCTGGGCTTTCACCAGCTTCGATCCCTATTAGTGCCGACCCTTGCACTCTACGGAAGGCTTATAGCCTTCGCACTCATATGGGTTAGGTAGAAAACCCTCTCAATCATTACCATGGCTGACTGAGTTCTGGCTCTCCCTGCTGGACTCTATTAATTCCTTACCGTTGGGTAAGAAACTAACAAAAATCTTCTACTATCAAATCAGGTGCTTGATTGTAGCTAGCTTCAAATATATCAGGCTTACAAGGATATATTTCACCTTTAATTCCTTGTAGTAAGTAGTCGCCTGGTTGAGCTATCATTACGCCTTCTAATGTTTCAATCTTCGCGCCTAATAATCTACCTTGAGTGCCTTCAAGCAACCACACAGAAACATTCATTTCTTTCTTGAACCAATCCGGTAAAGTGTCAGTTCCTAGCTTAAAAGCTGCTATTCTTAAAGACTTCTTAACATAAAACTTATTCATATATTATCCTCTTCTAAACCATTTTCGTGACGCCCAGTAATTGGTGGAGCAAGTTGGAGTCGAACCAACACGTGCTAGACGACCTCTGAGTTACAGTCTTTAAGCTCGACATGTCTCTCTCGATGGCAGTTAGCGCAAAGCAAATCGCATTTATCCAATTCTTCTGCCAGTCGCTTATAACTAGCTTTCTGATATTGAGCAAAGCCAAAATCCTTTTGCGTAGGGTCTCGGTGATGAAACTCAAGTGCCTCTAAACATTTGTTATAGCCACACTTAATACATTTACCGCCTAGATAATCCACGCACCAAGTCTTTTTCTTCTTTCTATGCCGATATACGCCTTCAAGATTACATTGATAACAACGTGTTCGAGTGCGGCCTGTATCAATATGAGTAAAGTGCTCTGTTAATCCGTGTTTTTTACATTCTATTTTCATGGATTACATTATACATTAATCCCATTTAATAGAATAGGTGCTCTTCCTATTAAGCGTTTGCTCCGAGTGCGGGCATAACCGTTACTCAGCTTTTTCTACCCTAGGTAGATAAGATAATGCCGTCTCTCCGGCTGTCACGATTTAGCTATCCTGTCGCGCCAGAATCGTTTGACGCTGATTAACGGGGAAGCTCCGCCTTGCAATTTACTGGTGACACTCATTGCAAGATTCCTATCTGGTTTAAATGACCAGCGCACCGGAAAAATATCGCTGAGAACCCCTTGAGGAACCCGAGTACTCCTTCTACTCCATGGTAGATGAGCTATTTAGTGTCTTTAGATGCCAAGTTGCAATTGGTTTCTTTAGACATTAACTTTAATTGCTTCTCCACTTTCCTGCTGTAAAAACAAATCAATGTAATCGTTGACTAACCGCTCGTTAATCGAACTTGCTTTACTCACTAAAATTCCTTTTTATTTTTCTCGTCAAGCTCATGCTTACGTTTAACCACATCATCGTGAATAGGGTTATGATTCTCTTGCGTAAGCGCATCACCGTAAATCTTTGGAGCTAGTTTAGCGGCTAACCATTTACGTGTATCAATTCGCACTCTTGAGCGTTGAATGTGTTCACCGTTTATACGCCAACCAATACAATCATTGTTCTTGTCGTGATATTCCATCCAGTCATTTGTGCCATCATCAGCTATTTCAAGAATGTCTTCTGTAAGAAATTCTATCTGTTCGCATTTGGCCTGTGCGTAAAGGGTGCGAAACTCTGGATATTTCCTGCGCCAAATATTAATATTCACTTTATCCGGCATATCATCATACATTTCGCAAAGTCTATTTAAACCACAATCATGTGTAGCCACACGTTGACAAATTAACTTCACCATTTCAGGTGTATATTTAGTGGGTCTACCATTTTTTTTAAAATCTTTTGGGTCTTTCTTCTTAGTCATCCTTGACCTCAAACTTTGTCATATGCTTTATCAAACATTTTAACAGCTTCGGCACGAGATATTGCAGGGTTTATAGCCATAATATCTTTAATGGCTTTCTGATAGGAACCTGATTTACGGTCAATCTTCTCCACACTAGGAGCAACTTCACCTTTATCATCACATAACTTACAGTCAGTCATCATCATTCCGTTGCCTAAATAACGACCTGTACCACCACATCTAATACATAACTTCATTGTAGCTATCCTTAGCCAAATTAATAACTAAATACTATCACAAGGATTGAATAACAGAAAGTAATAAATATTAATATTGTAAAATGTAGTTGACATAAGTTATTACTTTTGACATAATAGATTCGTTAACCAAAGAAAGATTTACTTTTAACCATAGATAGAGGAAATAACCATGAGCAACGAAATCAATATCATCCGCGATTTAATGTCTTGGATTAGAACCAACGTAGGCAAGTCAGTTAATTTTAGTGTAAATCACTGGTCATTTAATGCTGATGGTTCTGACACAACTGAGTATAAACTATGGGTTGATGGCTTAATAAACAAATCAACCGAGTCACTCGATGACCTTATCAAGCTAATCCCAAGCATTAAACAATATTGTGAACTAAACATGGAGTTGGCAGCATGAGCTATCAAGGAATGATGGACGGTTGGCATGGCGATGAAAACGAGTGCCATGGCAATTGTGGGTTATGTGATGATTGCGATAATCGATATTACCAATCATGTGATGATGCGTATGAAGCATGGCGTGATGAGGAGTTAGCAGCATGATTGAGAAATACAGTTGCTATAAATTCCAAATATACGAAACTGATGATGGAGTCTTTACCTATGAAATATTGGGCGAAGGTTGCCCTCCATATGATGATGGAGTCATAGTATCAGATGATTGCTTTGATACAGAACAAGAAGCAAGATTTGCAGCAATAGGCCATATCGGTTTATTGGAAAATGGAGAGGGTTAAAATGGAATTTATTAATAAGATGTTGCCGACACTCTGGGCAATCATAGAAAAAAGAAAATGTGCTGTAAATATTAGTTCAATTGAAAATAAGCTGACCATCAATATTTTACTGGGTCGGAGACGTAAAACATTTTGTGACAAAGATGAAAATATTCTCTTAAAGCAACTTCAACAATATTTAGCCGCTTAAATTAATACCTCTTGGGCTTCATGCTTGAGAGGTATCGTTTTACCATGAGCATAATCACACATTCCGTTTTCCATCCATACTTTGATATGAACTTCCAGAGACTTAACAGGTAAATTGCCTTCACGCATGTCTTGCTTATCCTCCTCGCTCATTAATCGAGTAGTAATCAGACTCGGATCAACATTCAACCGTTTACCGAGTCTTCGTTTAATATCTTTACATTCACTATCAGTTAAGTTTCTAGGCATGAAAATGGCACAATCCTTTGTGGCTTCTGATTCTCATAGCTTAAGTACTGAAAAGATGGGGCATGATACCAAAATGATAACTTGCCTTCCCAATCGCCATCACGTTGTTTATCGCAGCACCATAAACAATCCGGCATCAGTAACTTTTCTTGTTCTTTATCAGTAAGCAGTTCATTTCTGTTTATTTTATTAACAACGCTTTCCTTTGCCTTGTTACGCCAT